AACCCAGAAGATGGTGCTGAAAAGATTTGGGGTGATATTACAAACTATACCATTAGTACAGTACCTCAAGTAAGCCAAGCACTTAAAGCTCAAAAAGAAGAAGATGAAGGGTTTAAGAATTGGTTAGCTCGTCAGATTGATGTTGAGTCTCCTACTATGGAAACTGTTATGAAACGTGAGAAGATGGTACAACGTAAAGAATCTGCAGGTCCTAGAAGAACAATGAAGTGGGAAGTTGAACAGGAAGACTAATGGCAATCCAATTACCTCCAATACCGAACAATCCAATTACTGACGTATTCGTATGGCGTGATTGGTTCTATAAAGTATCACAAACTCTTGTGCAACAAGCTTCTATTGCTTGGAGTTCTATTGACTTTACTGGTTCTAACCTACAAGATATTCAGACTAGACAGCATAATGCTCTACAGAATATACAGGGTGGTATTGCGTCACAATACTACCATCTAAGTTTAGCTCAGTATAACTCTCTTAGTGCATTAACTAGCTTACCTGTAACAGTACCTAATGGTGGTACTGGAGCTACAACCTTAACAGGATATGTATATGGTAATGGTACTAGTGCTTTTACAGCTAGTCCTACAATACCTTGGAGTGTAATTACTGGAGCTCCTTCTATAACAGCTCCTAGTTATGGAGCTTTTCAGAATAATGTAGATCAAACATATGCTGCTGTTAATACACCTTATATTATTGCTTTAAATACTATAGACTATTCTAATAATGTTACATTAACAAGTAATAGAATGACAACATCTGTTGCTGGAATATACAACTTAGAGTTTAGTTTTCAGTTAGCTAGTTCTGATACTTCTATTCATGAATTTGATGTATGGTTAAGAAAGAATGGTACTGATGTATCAGGCACTTCTAGTATTTGTTCTGTTCCTAATCGTCACGGTGGTATAGATGGCTATATTATTATGGCTGCTAACTTTTATATTCAACTAGCCGCAGGAGATTATGTAGAGTTATGGAGTGCTGTGAATAGTACTAATATAAGAATTGATGCTATAGCTGCACAAACATCTCCATATGCTAGACCATTAAACCCCTCTTCTGTAGTTACATTAACTCAAGTAGCTTAAACTCATGGTTTTACTGATGAATGTTTTCATTCATTATGGTATAATTATAGGGTAGAGTGAAAACTTTACCTAAACTTTTAAGGAGAATACTATGTGGACAACACCAGCAGCTACTGAAATGCGTTTTGGTTTCGAAGTTACAATGTATGTAATGAATAAGTAAGTTTGTTAAACTACCTTCAAAGGATGTAGTAAGTTGGTATTTTTGTAGTTTTCCTGCCAACATGTAATAAGCTACCAAATTTGGAACTTGCTTGTAATAAAAAAGGGGCTTTCGGGCCCCTTATTTATTTAATTTGCTGCTACAGCTGCTTTAGGTTTTAAGAAATCAATTACTTCGTCAAAAGTCTTAAAGACCATATTGTTTTGCTCTGGTCTTTGTTCACCAAATATTTGCTTGGTTGTTGTTACCAGAAAACCATTATCAACTTTATTAATTTGCACTGTTGTGTAATTCATACTATCTCCTTTAAATATTAACTATTGCTCTAACTAAAAATAAATCTACTACAATAAACCAATCATTACTATTTCCGTCTACTACAGCTCCATCAACTAACTCTATTCCAACTGTACAGCCCTGTATTAAATGAAATGTAATCATGTTTGTACTCCTACAATCTCACAAGCACCCGCAGTACAACTAAGTTCTTGAGTGCCTGTGGTTGTATCTTCTTCCTCTTTTAAGTTACCCCAATCAATAACAGGGAAACTTGCTACAAAGGCATCATACGCTTCCTTTGTAATTTCTTGATATGGTGCTTGTTTATACACGTGATCTGAATGTGGTAAGAGAGACACGCCCGAGACATCACTAAAGTTATTATAAATCCAAGCCCCAATGTTCAAGAATTCATCATCTTTATAGTATACGGTAATGGAAGGATTATGTTCTGTCCAATGCTTTTGATATACACTATAAAGCTTTAACTGTTCAATTGCATTTGTTTCATTACGAGTAACACCTGATTCAGTTCCTTTTTGAGGGAAACTAAATATAGTAATGTCACTTGGTTTGGTTACATCAGGTTCGTTTGGTACTCCTGCTGATTTAAAGAACACTGTAAGTGGATCTTTATTATCCATACGAACAGTACGTATATAGTGTTGGCTATAAGCAGGATGTATACCACTAGAACAACCTACTAATTGGCTAACAGTACCACTTGGCTTAACAGTAGTGATAGCAGCAGACTGAGGTATACCAAGTCGTTCTGCCCACTCTTTGTTAACTTTAATAGCTTGTTCTCTTAACTCAGTTAACCACTTAATAGTTTCATCTGTAGGTTTACTTAATACAGGATGATCCATAATACCTGTCATACTTACACCAAGTAAACGTTCTTCTTCTTGGTTCTTACGCCAATCACTTCTTAAGTATCTAAAGTTTGTAAGGGTGGATTGAAATGTCCCGATAATTGTTGCGACCCTGACTTTTTCCTTAAGGTCAGCAAGGGTATCGCTCTCTCTGATGACAATTTCACTGAGATTACAAAGCCCTTTAGATCGCAAGATAATTTCTCCGCAAGGGTTTGTACCATACTCAAAGCCTTCAACATCTCTTCTTCCGTTAGAGCTGGCTTTCTTTGTAGCTGCAACTCTATTAAATATTCCTCGTTCACCACTTTTCGAGTCATATAGTGTTCCCCATTCCTTTAAGAAAATACCTACGTCTGGTTTCTCAGTATAGGCTACAGAGTTATTGGCAAGAGCACGTTGCACATCAGATTCCCACCAGGCTCCGTTCTTTGCATTTCGCATCCTATCGTCGGTGAGGTTTGACAAGCTGATAAGAGCTGACCTACGCACACCGCCAACAATAACAATATCAGCAACTTTACATACGATGTCATGGCATTCTAAGCTGTTAAGCTTTCTCCCTGCTGCTTTTTTAAAAGTATGAACCGTAAATTGGAACAAGTCCTCGAGAGGCTTAGGGCCAGATGCTCTGCCTCCAAAAGTCTTAAGCCTAGCTCCTGCAGGTCTGATTCCTGAAGTGTCCCATTTTGGCACTCGTCCTGAATAGAGTAAGCTAATGAGTTCGCGGTACGCACTAGCCCAGCCAATTCTTGAGTCTTTGACTCTAATTGTTGTATCAGTTTCATGAAATTCCTCCGCTATTGTAGGTAGGTTATTAGTAAACTGACGTTCAACACTAAAGCCAACACCAGTTCCACACATTAAAACATACATTACTTCATCAAATGCTTTAGGTGAATCAATAGCTACAAAGCTACAGTTATAACCTGCTATCTCATCACGTTCTAAAGCTGGTCCTGCTGCCATAAGGCAACGCATACTAGGCATTACATCTAGGTTATGTATTGCTTTATTTACATCTTCTGTTGGAAAAGTATCTGGAAATCTATTCTTAAAAAATCCAGTATATCTATCTACAGTTTCTTTCCATGTTTCTCTACGGTATTCTTCAGGTAGCCATCTTGCATATCGGCTTGCATGAATGAATCGTTGATAGTCTGTTAGTTGCATTAGTCTGTATCCCCGTTCATTGATAATTGTTTGTTAAAGTATTCATAACGTTCTTCAATACGTTCAAAGAAAGCATCTACTAAGTCGTATGAGTTAATGTTTAAAACCTCAAGAAGAGTAATCTCATCATACTCTTCAGCAAGCTTTTCTTTGATCTCTTGTAACGTTAATGTCATTTTATGTTTTAAGTTCTTTCAATAGTTCTACATAGTGGATAATTTTATCTAAGTCCTCTACACCACCTTTGTCTTTCCATCGACAGATATATTTAATAATATTACCTTCAATATAAGGGATATTATTTTTAGTAATAAACTCAACAGGTTGGATTACATACTTCTTGTAATGTGTACCTGCTACTTGAGTTTGTATTGCTTTTTTTAGTTCTGGAAATTTAGCCATACTATTATTATACCATCCTTTTTAAATATTGACAAGCTTTTGTGAGCCTTTTGGCTTAAGATTTGTACCATCTCTGAACCAATTACCACAGGTTCTACATTGGTATCTTTGATATCTGCTTGTAGTTGTTATGTTAAATCCACGTTTTTGTATGTTTTTAGATTGGCATGTAGGACATGCATCCATAGTACCATTAATCACATTGTTATTAAGGTGATTTTTAATCCAAGGTTTAAAACGTTCATAAACTTTTTCTAGAAGAATAACATCGTTCTTGTTATACTCTTCCATAGTTTTCCATGCTTTAGGGATACCTGCCATACACTGTACCCATAACTCATGACCACTATGTTCAGTCTTTTTACCTAAACCTAAAGACTGTGCTACATAGTCTAGTTTGTTAGATACAAATCTAAACCTACCTTTAGCTACTGTAAGTAGATCAATTTCTTTAAATGGTGCAGGAGGAAACATGCCATGTAATAAAAACTCTTTATTAAGGCTAGGTATATCAAACCGTTTACCATTGTAATGGATAACAGCATCAGCTTCGTCAAGAAGCTTATGAATACCTTCTAACATTTTCTTGTCACCAGATTTTTTAACAGAATCAAACATCATCTTTTTATCACCCAACCATTTGGCTGCGTAGCACATAACGTAAGATGACTCTTGTAATTGATTAATACCAATGTTTTGGTCCCATATACCCCAGACGTGAGCTACGTTGGGAGCCATCTCAATGTCAAGCAATAAAATTTTACTCATAAATTACTCCGAAAAGAATGATGATAGTAGTACTATAGCTGCCATAATTATTAGGATCATTTGTATTTAAGTCTTTCATCAAGCATTTCATCTGCAATATTATAAGCTAAAAAAGCAAGATGACTATTTGTTGCTTTATCTAAATCTAATTTTTTAATTAAACCATTCATTGCTTCTAATGCAAAGTAATCTCTTAAGTTCATACCTGTATAGATTTGTTTCTTATTATCTTGACAGGGAAAAGCAGGTGAGTTTCCTTTACTCATGATACCATACCTCCATCTTCTTTAAATAAATCTAGCTCTTGTTGAGCCACATCTGTTGCAATACTAAATACACCACGTCTAACCAACTCTTTAATAGCCAAGTCCATTAGGAATGAAGCTTCATTAGGATCTACATGGAAATCAAAGTCCAGAGAACCATCAGGGTTTTGCACACAATTGTTTATAATCATTTAACCAATCCTTTCTAAAATCTAACCAAAGGAATCCATTGTCTTCAGCCCATTTGGAATAGGTAGTCTTACTACGTTTGTTAAGTTTATTGTTAGGATTCATAAACAAGAAAATAACTGTGACTCCAGGATTTGAATCCCTGAACCACAGCATCTTTTGTCTTGTATCTAAATCTAACTTACCTTTTGCTTCTAAATAAATATTTCTACGCCCAGTTTTAAAGTCAGGAATGTAAGTCCGTTCTTTCTCAGGTTGTATGTATTTAAACTTATCTGGTTCATACTTAACTGAAGGGTATTCCTTCTTCAGTATTGCCCAGACTTGTTCCTCCAACTTGCTCTTGAACGAGGGCATTAAATCTATCCTTCCAGTCTTCATTGTCTTTACGTCTAATCCACAGGACTCGACCATTCATTATAAACTCTTCATCATTGCTATAAGCTTCTCTTACAGCATTGAATAA